AAAAGTGCGCCCACTTCAGGGCGGACTCTCGAAGTGGAAAGCTCATCAAGTGCAGCCATAAGAATTAAAAATGGTTCTGCCGCTAACGGAGCTTATCTTAATTTTTGGGATTACCAAACATCTGGCGCTAATCAAAACTATCTTGGATGCGATGGTAACAATTTAGTTTATAAGCCAAATAGTTCAGAAGTTTTCCGAATCGATTCAAGTGGTCGGTTGCTTGTGGGCACGACGACTGAAGGTGATTCAAGCGCTGATGAACTGACTGTTGCAAATAGTACAAACGCCGGAATCACAATTCGATCAGGCACCACCCATTACGGTTCTCTCTTTTTCAGCGATGCTACGTCAGGTACTGGTGAATATGAGGGATTCGTCCAGTACAACCATAGTTCTAGGTTACTTTATCTTGGAGTGGCATCTCAAACGCGGCTTACTATCAACAGCTCTGGCAATGCAACCTTCACGGGCACAGTAACCGCCTCTGGCTTCAACCTTTCGTCCCTTGCCGCCTTGCCATGACCGTAAACAATACAGATACTTTTCTTGTCGAGCGATCCGGCACTTCTTACAAACTACAAGCCCAAAACCTTATGGCAACTTTACAAGATACAGATTTGATGCTCGTCGAGCGTAGTGGTACGTCCTATAAGGCGACGGGCTTGGATATTAAAAACAGCTTGGGGTCGGATCAGCCGACCTTCAAAGCAACAGCCGACGGCGCTATCTCTGCCGGTGATCCTGTTGTACTAAACGATGATGGGACTGTCTCTGCAGTGAGTTCATCGAGCTTCTCGGAAAGTGCAGCAAATGGCACTACTATGACTGGCGTAAATATTAACGACGTTCAACCTACTGTTTACGACCCAACCAATAATCGACTATTTGCTCTTAAAGTTGGCAGTAATGATACGAACATTAGAGTACGTATTGGTACCTTTAGCGGACAGACAAAAACGGTTACTTGGGGATCCTTCACTGTAGTTTATACCACCCCACGAAATCCCTGGGCAGTTGAAGCACCACCTGGCTTTTACTGGGACGACGATAACCAGCAACTGATTTTAGGAATTTACACACGGGGTGGCGGCTCAAACTCGTATCAAGTCGAATTTGTTACTGTCCCTGTAAGCTCTAATGGCACTTTTAATTCAAATCCAGGTAGCTATCAGGCTCAATTGTATGGCAACTTCACACCTAACTGTGGTAGCTGCCCGATTACATTTTTGAAGCCTTCTGTAGCAAACACGATCCACGCTGGATTTGGATCGATTTCAGGCTCGAACCAAAGATACGACATCATTACTTTTACCGTTGGCTCTAATTCACTCACCTATCGGTCACAGACAAATTGTCAAGATTCCGCACAAGACTGCTCTTGCGCTATTAGCAGCAAGGACAACACAATTATTGTGACAAGTGGCAGTAACGCAACCACTGTTAATTCAAGGTTCTTCAGAAGCAAAGCTGACGGTACTGGTATTGATCTTGTATCAGGGTCATTTGGCAATATCAGCCCTACCTACGCAACCTATGGGACAAGGCACCATAAAGCTGTGTATGACGAAGTGCAAGATGCCTTTTGGGTAACAATGCACGCAGTGACTAATGCAGGTGACACTGGCGTTCCTCTTTGGGCAGTTCTTGTTCCTGCTGATTCTGACATTCCTGCCAAAAAAGCAAACAGATCATCGAATATTGATACGGTTACAAGATACTATACTATTGATTATTGGGCGCCAGGTAGAAAACTTATTGTAAATGTGGCTGGTGGTAATACTAATCAAACTTCCACAAAGCTAAGATGGTATAGCCTTGAATGGTCTAACAACAATATCGTTAGAAGCAGTGCTTGGAAAGGTATTAACGGCACAACAGATACCGGTGCTGACCGTATCAATTCCTGGGTTTACGTTCCACATCAAGGGCAAATGGTCTCCCACTACAGCCAATGGAACAGTTACACTAACAAGTTATCGGCTTGGTGGAACCCTGCTTACGATTCGACAACTCTTAAAACAGATAATTATTTAGGAATGGCGGACACTAGCGTCTCTAATAATACAGAGGCAAAGGTTATCGTTTTTCCTGGTGTGCAAGGAGACCAGTCAGGGTTAACGGCAGGCACTAAATACTACGTTCAAATTGACGGCAGTTTAGCTACAACTGCTGATGCAATTCCTCAAGTTGCAGGCGTTGCCCAAAGTGCAACATCAATCAAAGTCCAATACTCATAACATCTATTATGATTACTCTTATCCGTCCAATCCTCTTTTCATTCCTTAACTCTGAAAAGGTTAAGCGTCTTATTGTAGATCTTCTCGCCAAACTGGCAGAGCAAACTGACAATACTGTAGATGACGAAGCTGTGAAGTTCATCGAACGCGGTTTGTTCGGTGGACCCCTGGACTAATCCACCTGTATTACCTTCTCTAAACCTTCCAGCAGCCCCTGAGCTGCCCCAAGCGGTGCTGGAGGTACCAAGGGCTCAACTACCTAGTTACAAGCCCCTTGTAGTGCCTCCTAACACCCTTAGACCACCACCAGGTATTGAAGGGATAAATACAGAAGAGGAGTCTCCTACAGAGGAGGCAAAACCTACAGTTAAACCTGCCTTACCTTCAGAGGCACAGATAGTAGAGATTCCGTTTACGGATATTGAGGTACCTATGCCTACAACTACTATCATGACTACAGCAGCTACAACAGCATTTATTAGTGTTGCTGCCACCCTGACTGCTACGTCGTTGTTCAAATACATTGTAATGATACTCAAACCAGTATTCAAGCAAACATGGACCAAGATAACGAAAGGAAAGCAGGATTCATCAAATTCATCGTCCTCGTCTGGTCAGCAGGACTCCTGACTGCCAGTTATGCTGGATGGATGCCTAAAATGGACCCGACTTACGTAGCCTCAATTCTTAGTGGCACCCTTGCAACTTTCTCTATTACACGCGAAAAGAAACAATGAAAAAGCTTCTATTGCTTTTGCTTTTGGCTAGCCCAGCTGCTGCACAGCAAGTTACACCTAATTTTACACAAGGTAGTATGCAATCCACCACGACTACCACTGTGGACATTGATCGTACGATCGAGACAAACATCTATGGTGGTGATTACAAGTCATGGTCTGGAACAAATGTAGTCCCCAGTGGGGATATTTTGAACGACTCTACAACCTATTCAGTGCATACAGCTGGAGACCAGTTTCAACTGGAGACTGTGGTTCGGGATGCAGGAGTCGTGGAAAACATCGTGATCGAAGAAGTAATCGAATCAACTTCTACCACTACCTCGCTGTCTGTCTTCTCTCAGTAAGTCCTGCACTTGCTGCTGATGATCCAACAGTACAAAATAGTTCTAATCCCGTGGCAGCAGCTACGGGTAATGTAACAAACCAAGCCGTACAATTCCAAAACAATGGAGCACCATCTCGGCAATACTTCGCATCTAACAGCAGCTGTAATGGCGCTACGATGCAATTTAGCCCGTTTTACATGGGCAATGACACCATTCCTTATGAAACTTCTGGTTATGTTAGGAGTAACAACTGGGGTGCACAGCTTAATTTTAGTGTACCTCTGGATGGGTCAATGATTGAGCTATGTAAAAGCATAGCTAAAAAACACGAAGAAAAAATGCGTCTTGACTACGAACTTGTGAGGGCACTCAAATGCACCGAGATTATGAAAGCTGGGTTTATGTTTAGACCTGGTTCTCGTGTAGAAGTTCTGTGTCATGACGTTGTACCTATAGTGGCAGTAGAAAATGAGTGAAGCATTTGTTAGCCTAGCTGTTGCCGTTGTCGCTGGTGGCGCTGCTTTAAATAACAGATTACACAATCGAATAAACAGCGTCCATGAACGTATTAGTGCACTTGATCGTCGTCTTGACGGTATAGAGCTAACTGTTGCTTCTGACTACGTTAAAAAAGCCGAACTGGCTGATTTACTTAGCCGCATGGAAGATCATATGGTACGCATTGAAAACAAACTTGACCAAATTGTACTAAAAAAATCTTAATTATGGCTTATCAACTTGTAGATACTTATACTGGTGTTGTTCTTAGTAATTTTGGCAAAAAAGCCGAAGCTGAAAAACAACTTGGCAGAATGTACAATGAGCCTGGTGAAACTCGTTATGAGATTAAATCTACCCGTACTAAAAAAGTAGTGGAAGAAATTAATGTCGAAAAAGAAAGCGACTGAAGACCAGTTTAACGAGCTGCATAATCTTGTTACTAAGGAGTTTCTTGCCCGTATTAAATCAGGTGAGGCTTCTACAGCTGATCTAAAAGCAGCTTGCGACTGGCTTAAGACGAATGACATTAGTGGTGTCGCCCTTGAGGGTAATCCGCTGTCTAAACTAGCGGCTGTTATGCCTACAGTTGATCCAGAACTTGTACAACGGAGACTGCATGGCTCGAACGTCTAAATACAAAGGCGCTAAATACGCCAACGGTAACTATAAGTCGTATCAAAAAAGGTACGACGCATCTAAAATGCAGATTAGAAAACGATCTGCACTAAACAAAGAAAATAGAAAACGGGGAACCTACGGCAATGGTGACGGTAAAGATGTTTCACACAGAAAGAATGGTAAAACATTCCTTG